AGCGGAGCACGAGAAACGGACGGCGGCGTTGCGCGAGGCAAACGTCGCAACCGCAAAGGTCCAACAGCTGCCGCCGACGCCGACGCAGGAGGAAAATGACCTGATGGCGCTCGGCCTGATGCACATCGACGATAAGGAGTCGGGCCAAACCAAGGAACCGGGCCAAACCAAGGAACCGGGCCGCGCAACGGAGGCGCCATCGCGCGCAACGGCGGCACCACCGCGCGCAACGGCGGCGCCCGAACCCCACACGACCCGCAATACCTAAGTGCCGATGCTGTCAAAGGCGCGCGATCTCGTTTCGCGCGTCTTTACCCCTGCTGTCGCCAAGCAAGCTGGCTTCTGGCTGCCGATATCGGGCGGCTGGTTGCCCGACAACGCACCGTGGAACTTCTGGCAATTGGGGTGGAACCCGGCGCCGGTCGGGCAAGGCTCGATCGTCAGCGCGTGTGTCGCCGCCTATGCGCAAACTGTCGCCATGTGCCCGGGGACTCACTGGCGCGGGCTCGCCAACAACGGCCGGGTGCGCGTCACCAACTCGGATTTGAGCCGCATCCTGAAACGGCCCAACGCCTATTCGTCGACCAGCGACTTTTTTCTCAACCTGACAACGCAGCTCTACCAATACGGCAACGCCTACGCTCTCGCGGTGCGCAATAATCGCTACGAGATCGCCGAAGTACACCTGATGGATGCGCGAATGTCACAGCCGCGCGTCGCCGCGGACGGCAGCCTCTATTACGGGCTCAGCGGCAATCCGATCATCGAAAAACAGGTGCCCACCGAAAATCTCAACCTGACGCCAGCGCGCGATGTATTGCACATCAAGCTCGAGCTAAATCCGGCGAACATGCTGCTCGGCGAGTCGCCCGTCGTCGCCGCGATGCTCGACATCGCCGCCAGCGATGCGCTGGTGCGGCAGGCCCTAACCTATGTGCAAAATCAGGGTCGGCCGAGCGGCATCATCTACAGCGATGGCAGTCTCAACGAGGATCAGCTGCGGGCGCTGCGAGCTCGCTGGGAGGAAATGACCAGAGGGCCGAACGCCGGCAACACGGTCATCCTCTCGAGCGGCTATAAATGGGAGCCGACCGCGGCGACGAGCCGCGACGAGCAGATCGCCGAGCTTCTCAACATCAGCGATCAACGGATTGCCACCGCGTTCCGCATGCCGCTCGCGCTCTTGTCGCTCGCCACCGGCCAGGTGCCGTCGGGGTCGACTGAGAATTTGATGCATTTCTGGATCAGCACCGGGCTCGGCTTTGCCGTCAGCCATATCGAGGACGCGATGAGCCGCTTCTTTGGGCTCGGCGGTTGGCCCGACGATTACCTGAAGTTCGATACGGGGGCGCTCGAGCGTAGCAACCTCAAAGACCGGATCGACGCGCTGGCGAGGGGCGTGCAAGGCGGCATCTACTCACCGAATGAAGCGCGGGCGAGTGAATCACTACCGGCCGCGAAGGAAGGCGACGAGCCTCGCGTGCAGCAACAGGTGGTGCCCCTCTCCGCCTGGGATCGCGCGCCGCAAACACCACAGGCGCCGCCGGCGCCGCCGCCCGCGCCGGCATCGCAGGAAAGCAATGCAGCATTCAGCGCCGCTATCATCGCCGCTGCCGAGCACTATGGACGCCGCGCTGTGTGACGGTTGGGCCGATGCGCTCGGTCAAACCCTCGCGCTCGAGCGCGCCGCCTGGCAGCGCGTCCGCGAGCTCGCCGAAGCCAATCACGCCCGCCTCGTCGCCGAGCTGCGCCTGCAGGTAGCGGCATTCCTGTCGGACGCGCGCGCCGAGATGGCCGAATTGCGGCTGGCCTATGCCGAGCGGCTGGCTGAACTTCCTGCCGGCCCTCCGGGGCCGCAGGGTGAGCGTGGTGAGCGCGGTGAGCGCGGAGAGCGTGGGTGGCCTGGGGAGGGTCTCATAGGCGAGAAAGGCGATCCTGGGCCACCGGGAGCGCCGGGAGAGCGGGGTGAGCCTGGCCGCCAGGGCGAGCCCGGCGAGCGAGGGTTGCCGGGCGAGCGCGGCGCCGAAGGCCCGGCCGGAAAATTTGGCCTTATCGAGACTTGGGCGCCGGGCATCACCTACGAAGGCGCAATCCGCGCGCATGACGGCGCAACCTGGCAGGCTCTGCGTGATACCGCGGGACGGCCGGGCGACGGCAAGGATTGGATTCTGCTAGCCGCTGCCGGCCACGATGCGCGCGAAGGCGAAGTGTGCGGGCAGTTCCAACCCGGGCGTGCTTATCGGAAGTTCGACCTCGTGTGCTTCGACGGCGGCGAATGGCGCGCCCGGCGCGATAATCCGGGCGCGCTGCCCGGCGACGGCTGGGCGCTCAGCGCCGTGCAGGGTAAGCGCGGCGGCAAGGGCGAACGCGGCGATCGCGGCGAAAAGGGCGAACGCGGCGCGGCCGCGCCGGCGATCTCCGAATGGATTGTCGAAGGTTATCGCGCCATCCCCTTGATGAGCGACGGCTCACTCGGGCCTGCCCTCGAACTCCGTCAATTCTTCGAGGCCTATCATCGAGAGGCGGCGCTGTGATCACGACCGTCGTCACGCCGGCCACGACCCGCGACCTCGTCGTCCTGGCCGATGTGCGCGAGCAATTGCAGATCAAGCCGAACGACACCGCGCAGGACGCCTGGCTGGCCAAGGTGATCTCGCGGACATCGCTGCTCGCCGAGCGATACACCAACCGGATTTTCGCGCAGCAGGGATATCAGGATACCTTCGGCGCCGTCTCCGGGCAGCAAGGGGCGCCGCTGATCCTGGCGCAAGCGCCGGCCGACGTTACGTTGGTCACGATCGACGGAACCGATCTCGACGGCGCAACCGATTACCTCGTCGACAGCGAAGCCGGCCTCGTCTACCGCGCCGGCGATCCGGGGTATTGGCAAAGCGCCACCAGCATTGTTGTCTCCTACACCGGCGGTTTCGCGGAGATCCCCGACGACATCCAGATGGCGGTCATCGAGTTGTGCGTCATGGAGTACCGCGGGCGCACCCGCGACCCGATGCTGCGCGAGCGCGAGACGCCGGGGTTGGGGCGTGAAAGCTATTGGGTCGGGCCAGTGCCGGGGCAAACCCTGCCGGGCGACCTCGGGCCGACCCTCGATCCCTACCGGCGCGGCGGGATCGGATAATGCTGGGCGTCACTTTTCAGATCGACGACCGCCAGGTCGCCGCACACCTCGACCGGATTCCCGGCAAGCTGCGCACTGGGCTCAAAGAATCCATCACCCGGCTGACCGATCAATTGCTGGCCCGGGTGAAAGCCGCGGAGCCCTATCGCACGGGCAAGCTGCGCCAAGAGACGCAGGCCTTTGTCGACGAGCATGAAGATAAAATCACCGGCAAGGTGCGGATCCTCGGCGCCGGCCGCGAGCACAATGTCGCCGCTGCCGCGCTCGAATATGGTGCGCACCGCATCGTCAATGTGCGCGCCCACCGGGAGCACCTGTCGCACGTCTTCGATCGGGCAACCGACAGCAAATTCGTCGCGGTGAAGGCTTACTCGCGCCGCGCCAACATCCAGGCCAAGCGCTTCCTGCGCGATCCCGCGCAGGCGATGCGCCCGCAGATCCAGGCTGAGTTGCAACGCGTGATTTCGGAAGCGCTCAAATGAACCGCGAAGTGATCATGAGCGCGCTTTTCGATCTCGTCACTGGGCCGCCGATGATCGTCGCGTTCACCGCCGACACCGCGACCGGCGACGTGACGCTCGGCAATGTCAGCGACGCCTCGGGGCTGCTCGTCGGCATGCCGATAAACGGGCCCGGTGTCCAGGAGCACAGCTACCTGGCGACGATCACGCCTTCGGTGACATTGACCTTGCCCGCGACCGGTGATTTTACCGCGTCGCCGATGACCCAGGGGTTTCAGACCGCAACGCGGCGCCTCGCTCATGCGATCGAGGAAGCCGACATGCCGGCGCTCTATCTGCTCGACATTGGCGAGCAGCACTTCCCGCGTTCGGCGAGCAGCCCGGGAGTGATCGTCATCGATTGCGAGCTCTGGGTGTTCTCCGACGCCGGCGAGGACCCCAATGCGATCCCGGCGACCGAGCTCAACATGCTGCTCGACGCCGTCGAGCGGGCAATCGACCCTCTGGCCAACGCGCCAAGCGGGCGCCGTCAGAACCTCGGCCTGCATGGTGTCCACTACGCGCGCATCGAGGGCGAAGTGCAGAAAGACCCCGGGCACAACGGCCGCATTGCCGGCGCCATAATCCCGATCAAGATCCGGGTCGGGCAGGACGTCGACAACTATCCGAACCCGTAGGAGACGACATGGCGACCAAGACGATCAACATCGGCGCAAATCCCGAAATCAGGGGCTCGCTCAAATTCACCGGCGCCAACGACATCGGGCCGCAACTGACGCTGACCTTGACGCTGGTGCAGTTCGCGCCGGCCGCGGTCATGAACATGATCGGCGACGAATGGGGCATGATCGAGCTCGAGGGCGAAGTGCTCATTGTCGCCGGCTCGTTCGGGACCTTGCTTCACCCTGATGACACGCTCGTCTCACCGGACGTCAAAGCCTACTACGTCGGCACCGGCCTGATCAGCTGGCAACCGGAGGGCGGCTCGGTGTTTACCGAGCTCGGCAACTGCAACCAGTTTGAATTCGAGCCACAGGTGACCCGGCTCGATCATTGGGAGCACATGACCGGCATCCGGTCGAAAGATTTCAGCCCGATTGTCCAGCAGAGCGCGCGGTGCCGGCTGCGGCTGGATGAGTTCACCGCCAACAACCTGGCGCTTTACATGCTCGACAGCATTAGCTTTGCGTGATGGTCAATTTTCTCGACCTTGCGCCCAAGGTGCACAGTGAAACGCATATCCTGGAAACCGCTGACGGACCGGTTACGCTCGAACTGACCGGCATTGCTCTCGCCGCGCTCGCGGAAATCGCCAAGCGGTATCCCATTTTCGCACGCATCATCGAGGGCGGCGCCGGCTCGATCTTCGAGGCTTCCGAAGCATGGCCGGCGGTGATCGCCGCTGGCCTTGGCCACGCCGGCTCGAGCGCGCATGAAGACAAGATCCGGCAATTCGCGCCGCCCGATATTATCGCGATGGCGATGACGGTAATGCGAGTGACCTTCCCGACGCGGACGGCAGAACCCGACCCTTTACCCGCCGCGGTCGGCGACGGTCTCGCCGTCGACATGGCGAACTCGCCCAATGTATTGAGCAATTAGTGCAGTGGCGGCACCCGGTCGAGGCGATTTGGCAGATGACGCCGCGACAAGCCTATGCGTGGCTGATGCTGGGCGCGGCGCGCAAGCGGCGTGAGCGCGCCGAGGCCATCAGCGACGCCGCCCTAGCCGCGCAGGGCAAGGGCGAGGCGATCGAGCGCGCGATCAAAGAACTCGATGGCTGACAATCTTACAATCTCGATTGGCGCCGACGCCAAGCCGGCGATCGAGCAGATCGGCTTGCTGCAAGCACAGTTGCGCGTCCTGCGCAAAGAGTACCGGCAACTCGCTGACGAAATCCAGAAGGGCGGCGGCGACTGGCCGCGGTACGCCGAAGTCAGCCAGCAGATTGCGGTTGCCGAGCGGCAGCTTCGCCAGCTCACGCAGACGCAGCGCGAACATTCCCGGGTCACCAAAGAAAACACGCTGGAGCTCAGGGAACTGGGGCTCGAGTTCGGTCACCTGGCGCACCTGGTCGGGCTGCCGATCGAAGGCATCAAAGCGCTGCGCTTCGGGTTTGCGGCCTTTGCCACCGGCGAGCTCATCCGCGGCATCGCCGGGGTCAACGAGCAGATCAGCGAGTTGCGGGACCTCGCTCACGAGACGCGTTTCGACCCCGCGACGATCAAGGCGTGGACCTTGGCCGTCGAGGAGGCCGGCGGCAATGCCAATACCGCAAAGCAGGCGCTCCAAGGCTTTGGTGAAGCCTTCCTGGCGCAGCAGAAGGCGGCGATCGACGCACGGGTCGAGGAGCAGAAGGCGGCCAGCCTAGCAGCAACCGAGGCCCCTTTGCGGGCAGAGGAGGCGTTCGCGCTCGCTCGCGCGAGGCCCGGATCGAGTGTCGCCGAGGCCAGGAAAGCCGCCACAGAGGTTGCCCAAGCAGGGGAGATTACCGCGGCTTTCAGCGCAGAAATGAGGAGGGCGAAAACAGTCATCGATGCCGCCCATACATCGCTCGCCAGACTGGGCGTCACCGCCGGCCAGTTCAGCGCCGATGAAAAAGGCATCGCCCAGGCTGCCGGCGTCGCGGCCAGGTCGCTCCTCGAGCTGAACAAAACCTCGTCGATCGAGGCCGACATCCTCAGCCGGGACGTGTTCAAAAAACCGTTCGCCGATCTCGAACCGGTGCTCAAGGCTGCGGCCGACGGCAGCATCGAGGCGCAGAAGCAGCTGGGCGGCCTCGAACAGAAAACCCAGGAGGCGTTAGCGGCAAATCGCCTTTACCAACGCTCGATCAACGAATTGAGCCACGCGTGGGAGGATCTCACCACGACGCTAGTAACGACGGTCGGCCCGGCGGTCCTGATCGTGATCGAAGCGCTTGCCACTCTCGTCAAACTAACCGGCAAGGCGGTCGACGGCTGGAAAGAACTGATCGACGTCATCGGCGGCGGCAGCCTTCCCGAGGCGACCCCGGAAACCGCGGCCCGCATGAAAGCGGCGGGCGGCTATATCAGCGGCCCCGGCAGCGGCACCTCGGACAGCATCCCGGCGTGGCTGTCGAACGGCGAATTCGTCATGCGCGCCGCCGCCGTCCGGAACTATGGCGCCGGCTTCTTCCACGCCCTCAACCGTTTTGACATGGGCGGCCTGGTCGACGCGATACACGCGCGGCCGGTTACGCATTTCGCCGAGGGCGGCCTCGTAGAAGCCGCCAGCACGCCCGTGCATCTCCACATCGGCGGCGGCTCATTTCCGATGAGCGCAAGCTCGGGCGTGGCGGCGGCGCTCGTCGTCGAGGCTAAGCGCAGCCAGATGATCTCGGCCGGGATCAAGCCGAGCTGGTATGGGCGATAAGCATGAGCGGGGCGCCGTTCTTTACTTCGCTCGACATTCGCTTTGACGCCTCGGCGGCGCCTGGGGTCAATCCCTATTCCGCCCGTGGGCTGCGCGGCATGCTTTCGCCGGTCGATGCCGCTCGTGGCGGCGACAAGCTGCGGCGCACCGTCAACGGCACGCTGATCGATGTATCAGCGCCTCAGATGCGCAAGTACAAGCTCGAGGCTCAGGGCGGCGATATGGCCGCGCCGTCCCTGGACGGCCTCTGGGTGGGCATGGCGGTCACCGTCGATTGCCACGTCGAGCTCGCTTATCAGACCGGCGGTGCTCCGCAGCGGCCGCCCGTGCCCGGCAGCGAGCGCGTCGACGGCTCCTACACCTATTACTCGCCGCAACTCGCGATGCTGGTGAGCGAGCTGCAGATCGAGCGTGAGGAATGGGGCGCCGTCGTCAACTGGTCGCTCGTCCTCGAGGAAGTCTGAGCCGATGCCGGGGCCGTTCTACTTTGCCTGGGCCGGCGGCGCCGTCGAAGACCAGGTGACACTCGTCATCAACGGCAACACCTATGGGGCGCGGCCGGTGCGAACGACGATCGTCGGCGATACCGGAGATCCCAACTCTGGGGCGCAGCAGCTTACCAACATCGCGAGCACCCAGGGGCTCCAAACCGGTTCGCTCTACTCGCTGACCGGATCGACCGTCTCAGCCGGGACTTATTTTCTCTTCGACGACAGCATCCTGTCGGGGCTGCCGGGGTCGATCAATCTTTCGGCAACAGCAGGAACGGCACTATCCGATCAATTCACCGCGGAGCAAGCAGGCCCCGTCGGCACCGTGCTCGGGACGCTGTCGCAAGGCAGCAGCAGCATCTCGCTCACTGGCGTGACGGGACTGCCGGCCGGCACATATGGCGTGACCGGCACCGGCATCGGCGAAACCAATGTCCCGATCGCCAGCAGCGACGGCACCAGCTTCACGACCGGCGGCGGCATCCTGATCATCGGCGCGGCATTGCTGTCCTACGACGGCAGCGGCGGCGGCACGCTCTCCGTTCTCGCGGCGACGCCATACACCCATCGCACGACCGATGATTTCGGGCAGCCCGCCATAGTCACGACCTATTCGGTGGCGGCGCAGCCGGTGCGGGCAACCACCAGTGGGCAATTCCCGATGAATCTCACCGGGTTTCCTACCCAGGATGCGCTGATCGTCGACGGCATCCCGGCCGGCGCATTGAGCGGTCTCACGCCCGGGCTCGTCTACAACATCACCGGGAACGGCCTCGAGGTCGGCTCGACCTTCGTGGCGCCGGGCGGCGGCACGTCGATCACCCTCGACCTGCCGGCGACCTCGTCGGAAATCAACGCGATCTTCACGGTCACCGGGCCGCGCACGCCGAACGCGCCGTTCGATGCGGCGGTGCACAACCGCTTCGACGAAGAAATCATCGACCTCGAGATCGCGCAGGAAGAGGGCGGGCTGGCAACCCTCACCGTCAATTTGAAGAACCCGAACGTCGGATTGCTGGCCACCGGGCGCAATCTGTGGTGCTGGCTCAGCTGGGACGACGCCTGGGACCCAGGCGGCACAAACCCGCCCGATCTGGTCCCGCTGTTCAACGGCCGATTGATCGGTGTGCCGCGGCAGCAGGCGAGCGAGGTGGTCGAGCTTCAATTCCTCGCGCGCCCGGACGATTTCAATGCCCAGAAGCTGGCGCTGGCGGACAGCCTGGCGGTGCTGCCCTACTACGACCCGGTGTGGGCGGCGACGCCTGTGGTGACGCCGGATACCGTCCTCGAAACCTACTCGGCGCTGTATCACGTCGACCGGACCTCATTGGCGGTCACCGTGAGCGACATGCTCACGGGAGAAGACGGAACCGTCGACATCGGCGAGGACCAATCGATCTACGATCAATTCTCGCTGCAATACGGGCAGCCGCCGCTGATCGCGGTCGAGGCCAGCGGCACCGTGACCTGGCAGCAGCAGGCCGAAGGCATGCTCGACCTGACCCAGAACATCGTCAGCGCATTCGCCAATTCCGGGTCCGCTTACAGCCATTCCTTTCCGGTGGGCCATTGGGGCGAGGGCGGCGGCGGCTTGATTTCCTGTCTGTGCGGCGACGGGCTCAAATCGGATTGGCCGAAGCCGGGCACCGATATCGGCGGCGGGTGGAGTTTGACGACGCGCGTCGATCCGCGCGGCACGCCCTATTGCTACATCCTCGATGCGACGATGACCAATCAGGGCGGGTGGATCACGCCGGCCTATTACAATGTCGTCTATGCCGGCCAGTCGCCGCCGGCCTCGCAGGCCGGCAATACGACGGACCAGTCCAACGTCAACATCTACCTG